TGATTACTTTGTCTTCGGTGGTAAAGACGAGGCATCTCAAGACTTAGTGCAGGGTATAACTGCTGCAGGAGCTTTTTTTGACGAGGTTGCCTTGATGCCTGAATCGTTTGTCAATCAGGCTACAGGTCGTTGTTCTGTTGACGGTTCAAAGTTTTGGTTTAACTGCAACCCCGGTTCGCCTTATCATTGGTTTAAAGTTAAGTGGCTTGATAAGATTTTAGAAAAGAACCTGTTACATCTTCATTTTACCATGGATGATAATCCGTCTTTGTCAGAGCGTATTAAAGCCAGATATAAGAACATGTATTTTGGAGTTTTCTTTAAGAGATATATCTTAGGGCTTTGGGTAATGGCTGAAGGTCTTATATATGATATGTTCGACCATGAGAAACACACAGTGAAGCCCGAAGAGATTCCGCCGGTACAGCCGAACAGTTATTATGTATCATGTGACTATGGTACTCAAAATGCTACAGTTTTCCTGTTGTGGGGAAAAGGTTTTGATGGCATTTGGTATTGCATTAAAGAGTACTATTATTCGGGTAGAGACAGCGATATACAAAAAACTGATACAGAGTATGCAGATGACTTAGAAGGATGGCTTAACGGTATCAAATTACAAAGAATTGTTGTGGATCCGTCTGCTGCATCTTTTATTGCAGAGCTAAAGAAGAGGGGGTATAGAGTGAAAAAAGCCAATAATGATGTACTTGATGGAATTAGATTCTTTGCTTCACTTCTACAGGATTTAAATGTGAAGATTAGTACAGAGTGCGAAATGACTTTAAAGGAATTTGTGTCTTATGTTTGGGATGAAAAAGCAGCGGAAAGAGGCGAAGATAAACCCGTGAAGGTATTTGACCATGCAATGGACGCAGTAAGATACTTTGGTTATACGATTATTAGAAAGCCTTCAGGCTTATCTATCATGAAGTGAGGAAATTGATTGTGGAATTAGAAATTGTAAAAAAACTAATACTTTCATATGCAGATGTTCATGCGAAGTATCAAACTGAGGCTTTGAGGGCGGAAAGATACTATAAAAATGAGACTGATATTTTGTCTGAACCTAAAAAGAAGCAGGAAAGAGCTGAAAAAGACAGAAATGGAGAACTTGTTACAAGAGATATAGAGCAACCTATGAGGAATGCGGATAATCGTATTCCTTTTAATTTTCACGGATTACTTGTAAATCAAAAGGCATCTTATCTGTTTACAGAACCGCCTGTTTTTGATATCGGAGCAGACAGCTCCAATAAGGCCTTGAGTGCCTTTTTGAGTGATAAATACCCAAAGGTATGCAAGGATTTATGCATTGAGGCTTCCAACAAAAAAACAGGGTGGATTCATGTATGGAAGTCTGCAGATGACGGAAATTATAGGTATGCGGTAGTGCCTTCAGAACAGATACAGCCTATTTGGTCGAAGTCCCTTGACAGAAAGCTTTTAGGAGTTTTAAGAATTTATCACGACATAGACGATACCGGCAATGAGTTTGATGTTTATGAGTTATGGAATGATAAAGAATGTGCAGCATACAGAGTTCTTGCAGGAGGAACGGTAAAGGATAATTTAGAGACGTATCCTAAGTTCTTTGTAGAAATCAACGGAATGAGCGAAGCATCAAACGAATACTCACATGATTTGGGAGAAGTGCCGTTCTTTGCATTCGACAACAGCAATGTGCATACAGACGACTTAAAGAATATAAAGCCCTTAATTGATGTTTATTGCAAGATATTCAGTGGATTTGTAAATGACCTTGAAGATATTCAGGAAGTAATATTTGTACTGACAAATTACGGTGGTACTGATTTGAACGAGTTCTTATCAGACTTAAAGTATTATAAGACTATAAAAGTTGACAATGAGCAAGGAGATGGGTCGGGTGTTTCAACATTAACCATTGATTTGCCGGTAGATGCAAGAGAAAAGCTTTTAACTACAACACGCAAGTGTATATTTGAGCAGGGAATGGGTATTGATCCGGATCCTCAAAACTTTGGGAATAGTTCAGGTGTGGCCCTGCAGTTTTTGTATGCTCTATTGGAGTTAAAGTCGGGATTGCTTGAAACGGAATTCAGGCCTTCGTTTGGGCGATTTATAAGGTGTATCTGCAGAGTATTAAACATTCCGATAAAAGATGATGTGGTGTTGCAAACATGGGCAAGAACGAAGGTTCAGAATGACCAGGAGACTGCACAGATTGCTCAACAGTCTACAGGTATTATAAGTACCGAAACCATTGTCAGAAATCATCCTTGGGTTAAGAATGCACAGGATGAACTTGACAAACTGGCAGAAGAAAAAGAGGCTACAGAAATAAACTATGATCCTTTTAATGAGGATAAAGAGCCTATAGGCAACGCAAAGGTTGTGGAGAAGAAGGATGAAGACAGCTGATTACTGGAAGGACAGATTCGAACAAATAGAAAAGATTTGTCATGACAAGGGAGCTGTAACATATAGAGAGATTGAAGCGCAGTATAGAAAAGCGCAAAGAGAGATTGAAAGCCAGATTTCAGTGTGGTATCAAAGATTCGCTGTGAATAACGGTATTACAATGCAGGAAGCAAGAAGGCTTTTAACATCCGGGGAATTGGCAGAACTCAAGTGGGATGTTAATGAGTATATTAAGTATGGCCAGCAAAATGCTATTGACGGTAAGTGGATGAAGCAACTTGAAAATGCTTCTGCAAGAGCTCATATAAGCAAGCTAGAGGCCTTAAAACTTCAATTGCAGCAACAGGTTGAAGTTGTATTTGGAAATCAACTGGACGGAATAGATAAAGCTATGAGGGCTGTGTACAGTGCCGGATATTTACACACTGCTTTTGAGATTCAAAAAGGTACAGGGATAGGATATACCCTTGCTGCATTTAATCAAACTCTTGTTGATAAAATATTAAATAGACCTTGGGCACCTGACGGCAAAAACTTTTCGGACCGTGTTTGGAGCAATAAGCAAAAGCTGATTAATGAATTAAACACGACTCTTACTCAAGGTATAATTCTTGGTAAAGATCCTAGCAAGATAATAAATGCCATGTCAAAGAAACTTGATGTTTCAAAGACAGCAGCAGGAAGGCTTGTGATGACTGAATCTGCCGCATTTGCAAGTAGAGCACAGGAAGATTGCTTTAAAGAATTAGATGTAGAAGAATATGAGATTGTAGCAACTTTGGACTCTCATACTTCAGAAATTTGCCAAGACATGGACGGTAAAGTTTTTAAAATGTCTGAAAGGCAAATCGGGGTAAATGCTCCTCCGTTCCATGTGAACTGCCGTACAACCACTGTCCCATACTTTAATGACGAGTGGAGTAAAAACACTGAAAGAGCAGCAAGGAATGAGGATGGAGATACTTACTATGTGCCGGACGATATGACCTATGAGGAATGGAAAAAGGAGTTTGTAAAGGATGACTCCATAAAGCCTGCTAGTATAGATGTACCTGATTACAAGTTTAAGGTTGCGAATGGTTCAAGCATAAGTGGAAGGCAGAAATCAGATGATCAAGGAACAGTAGTCAGAGCAATCAGTGACTTACCTGATAAAGTTAAAGAAACATTTAAAGACATAACATTTGAATTCGGATGTTATGGAAGTGCTTGTGATATTGACAATAAAGTAATTAAAGTAGGTATAGGGGCAGGAAAAGAAGAGATATTCCATGAATATGGACATTTGATTGAAAGATATATGATGGATCCAAAGAAAGTGGAAGAATATAAGGAATCACTAGTTGCGGGACTTGGAATGAGTGATATAATGAAAGTAGTTTACCAAGACAATGTAGGAAATGATTGGAATGCATTTGTTTTGAGTGGAAGCACCTTTGAAAGTGAGTATCAGTCAAGGTTGTATGTATCAAAACCGGAAGAGGCATTAAATTTTGATGGCTCGATAAAAACAGAAGTTATGCCTGAGATTATTTCTGAGGCCTTCAGAAAGTATATGTTAGGAGAGGCGTTGTCTGATAAAGCGAGGAAACTACTGGAAGGAGTCATACTATGAGCTTAAAAGAAGAGTTTATGAAGATAACCACATATGAAGAGTGGGACAAAAGAAGGCATGAATTTAAAGGGCTTGATGCCGGCGACACTGAGGTAAGAAAGCACCTGAATGAGCTGTATCCAACAGCAGATAACAGCGAATACGAAAAAGGGATAGTAAAGGATTATTTCTACAAAATAGATGAAAAAACGGGTAAGAGAGTAAAGGTATTCTAATTTAATATATCCCTATAAGCAATGAATTGACATTTGAAATACGAGACAGGGAATTGATAGAAGAATTAACAAAATAACTTTTAAGGCACCTTAACGGGTGCTTTTTTATTGCCCTAAGCATGGCATAAAACCGCTTGTACGACTACACCGGCCAAGTGAATAAATTGGCAATCCTAAGAACCGGAACAGACCGGAATAAAAAAGATTGAGGAGAAGAAACATGTTGGAATGGTTACAAACAATTCTTGAAGGTGCGAAGGTTGAAGATGGAAAGCTTGATGTAACAGCGGTCATGAACGCAGTGAAGTCGGAATTTCCTAAGAATGCTGTACCTAAAACAGAATTCAATGACAAGGTAAAGGAACTTAAAGCAGCTGAAGGCACTATTGCAGAGCTGAAAAAGAATGCCGGGGATAATACAGAACTTACAGAAAAGATTAAGAACTATGAAGAGCAAATAAAGACTATGCAGACAGAAGCAGCCAATACTGCTAAGAGTTATGCATTAAAGGCAAAACTTACGGAAGCAGGGGCTTTGGACTCTGATTATTTAATCTATAAGCAGGGTGGACTTGATAAGTTTAGCTTCGATAAAGACGGTAATCCCATAGGCATTGATGATGTACTTAAACCTTTAAGAGAATCTTTACCGCATCTTTTCAAAACCGAGAACAAACCAAATGGGTATAATCCTGCCGGTGGCAGTGGCTCGGGTGGTATAGTTAATCCTTGGAAAAAGGAAAGTTTTAACATGACTGAGCAAGGAAAGATTTTGAGAAACGATCCTGTGCAGGCTAAACAGTTGGCATCTGCGGCAGGAATAACATTAAACATTTAAGAGAGGAATTAAATTATTATGGCAAACGGAACAACTTTATCGGATGTTATTGTACCTACACTATTTAACCCTTATGTGGTTAACAGAACAATGGCTTTATCAGCGCTTTTTCAATCAGGTATTGCAGTTAATAATGCTGAATTTGATGCACTTGCGTCTGAGGCGGCACCTATACACAATATGCCATTCTTTGAGGATTTGACTGGAGCGTCTGAGGATGTAATTGAGGGGCAGGACCTTACAGCAAAGAAAATCACATCAAAGAATGATGTATCTACTACTATTAGAAAGGCCAATATGTGGTCTGCAACAGATTTATCTGCTGCACTTGCTGGAGTAGATCCTATGGCAGCTATAGGCGACCTTGTAGCGGGATACTGGGCAAGAGAGAATCAGAGAATATTGATTAAGATTTTATCAGGTGTATTCGGATCATGGCAAAATGGAGGTACTGCAGAAGTTCCTTTAAAGGATCATATTCTTGATATTACTACTGCATCAAGCGCTGCAGCAAAGAACATTTCCGCTTCAGCCTTCATTGATGCTTGTCAACTTTTAGGAGATGCACAGGGACAGCTTACAGCGGTAGCTATGCATAGCGCAACAAAGGCTTTCTTGAAGAAGCAAAACCTTATTCAGACAGAAAGAGATAGCACCGACGTAGAGTTTGATGTATATCAGGGAAGAAGAGTAATTGTAGATGACGGATGTCCTGTTGATAGCGGTACATACACAACTTATTTGTTTGGCCAGGGAGCTATAGCATACGGAAATGGTTCTCCTGTGGGCTTTGTTCCTACTGAGGTTGATAGAGATAAGAAGAAGGGATCAGGAGT